CGGCCAGTGATGCGTTATGAGTTGTGATCGCCCCTGATGGAGCGTTCACGGTTACGCCTGTTGCCTTGCTTGTGAGCTGAGTTACAGCCTCGCCGGAGGTATAGCCAATGGCCAGCCCGGCGGATGTTTCAAAAAAGCTTGCCATGATTGATCAATCCATTGCAGAAACGACGGTTGCGCGAACGATGCCGATGTTTTTCAGCTCGTACACTTTCGACCAGTTAGAAACAGTTGCCAACTGGGTCCGGTTTGGGTTTGCATCAGTCACGGCCCACTTTGCGCCCACTGGGTGGTAGACGTAATGAAGATCGATTGACATTGCATCAGACTTTTGCAAGATGTCACGATCAGTTTCGGTCTGAATGCCAGCCTGCTCGCCGCTGCCAACGCTGCCTTGAGAGAACATGTAGACAGCGTATTCAGTCGATGCACCAGATCCAACGGTGTTCACATCGTCTGAAACGATCACCGTCATCCCCAAGTAGGTCGGGACTGTGACCTCTCCATAGGCGTTAGCGATTGACCCACCGGATGCAGTTGCATCACCGCCGGCAACATCTGTTGCCTTGACGTAATCGACAGCGCGGCGTTCGACCAACTCGTAGTAGGTCTTTGAGTGCATCACGATTGTATTCAGCTTTTCGCCTTGGTCACCGAGCAATGCACGGGCCTGCGAAACCTGACGGGGGCTGAGCGATGTTGGAGTATCGCCGGATTCACCGTCGATCGTTAGCTCAAAGAACGCGGCAGCAGATGACGTGTTGTTGACCGGGCCGAACACACCGCTGAGACATGCAAGCAAGTCCTTTTGACGCTGATGGTTCACATAGTTGGCCATCTTCTGGCCAATAGCGGCCATTGGGTCAGCCCCAGATGCCAATGCTGCTAAATCACGGGATTCAAACGCACGGCCACGATGGAGCACCACGCCCACTTGCTTATCGGCTGTGATCTTGCCTGGAGTCAGCGAAGAGCTGTCAGACAGAACTTCAAAATCGCCAGCTAAATTGGCTGAGAAAAATGGCACATTGACGAAATCGCCGCCATCCTCAGACGCATCAAGCTGCGCCAATGGTTGCACAACACCGCTTTGCAAAAATGCGTCCCGCCGCGTTGATTCTTCGATCAAATACGGTGTGAACACCTCTGGCACAATAATATCCGAGCGCAAAGTCGCCATGGAACCTCCTAAAAATGGTTGTTTATTTTTCGGGCGTAACCCTTGCGGCTCTGCGTAGCTTCGCCTTTACTACATATTAGCGGCTTGCAGCATTCTTTAACCTCTCGTACAAATCACGATCTGTTTTGTATAGTCGTGACTGCTCTGTCAGGTTGAAGTTTTCAGCACTAAACGGGTTCTTTGTGCCTGGTGTGATCTCACTGCTAGCCCTCGACGATGGCGCACCAGACCCCTGTGGTTTTGGCGCTTTTTGCATCCATGCCGGTGTTTTGGCCTTTGCCCATTCCCCAACGGGGGTGCGTTCATAGCCATCAACTACCACGACAGTGCCATCAGGCTCACGCTGGATTTGATCGCGTTTCAACTGGGTGTTAAGCACCAGTTGAGGGTCGTGCACCACATCAGACAATGCGCTGACGGCTGGTGCCATCAACTCAAGCTCTTGCACGCGCTCGGTCAGCTCTTGAATCCGCTTGTCTTTCTCAGTAGCTGATTCCCTGAACTGCTGCTCAAGTGCAGCTTTGGCCTCGGCGTATTGCCCTTTGCTTTCCAGTTGGTCTTGCTCAGCCTTTGCCTTGAAGTCAATCAGGGCCTGAACGTCAACATCAGCAGCTTTTGCTTTGTTCAGCTTGCCAATCAGCTCATAATTCTTGCGCTCTAATGCTTCAACGCTTTTCTTTAGCGCCTCAACATCAGCTGTTGGTTGTTCTTGCTCTTGAGACGTAATCTCGTCGGTCATGTGAAACCCGTAAGGCTTATTTACCTCACCACCTTACTTTATTCGCCCAAAAGGCTGCAGAAGTTTTGCCTTTGGCGATGTTTTTCGCATGTCGCGCTTTGAATGATGCGCGTTTTGCTTTATCAGCAGCTGACTCACCTTTACGTGGCGGCTTTGGCTTCGCGCCTTGCATCCCAAACCGAATCAGCTTTGGTTTGCCGTCCGCCTTCACTACTACAGCGTGGCTTTTGCCGCTGGGATGGTTTGGCGTTCTGATCGGCTTGTCATAGCCGTCAAACGTATGGCCGCCGCGCTTGATGCTCACTTCGTTTTTGGTGCTGCCTTCAGCTGTGATCGACGCTTCAGGACTGGGTTGCCTGTCGATTCTGACTTGAGTTTGACCACTGGATCATCAGCAGTGCCGACCCTAACGATGTTGCCACCTCTAGGGCCTTTGATCGCTGCCCTGGCCCCGCCCATTGCGGTAACAGTGCCAAACGTGCGCTTGCCTTGATAAACCCAGCTGACTCGCTGCCCTTTTTTCATTTCTTCTTGCCGCCTTTCTTGGTGCCTTTTGGCTTCTTATAACCGCCGCATTTCATAGCTAAGTCGCTGCTGCTCTCATTCTACGGTTGCCCGTACCTTCCCTTGAGCTGCTTCAATGTCAGCTCTGAGCCATCATTCGCGACAAACTTACGAATCGCATTTTCTGGCCCATATTTCTTCACCAGTTTGTTCCAATAGGGAATCCTGCTAGGCCCCAAAACATCGCGCTTTATATCGTCGCCTTGTTCCTGCAACCATTCCCCATAAGACTGATTTGCTGGAACCGTCCTCGTCTTGGCTGCTTTGCTCATCGGCCCTGAAATGATGCCCGGCCTTCGTATTGCGCTCGGTGGTGGCTCAGGCATGCCTAGCGCTGCATAATCGATCTCTGGGACGGTCGTCGATCTGCAGTTGAAATGTTGCGGAGGTGTTGGCCCCTTGCCGTACTCAAACACCTGCTGATCTAATGCCCTGCAGCGTGCCGAGGTTCGTGAATCCAGCGTTGCAACGTATTTATATCTCTCGGTGATCTCAGAGTTTGCCTTGTAAGTGGCCTGGCTGGTTGCGCTTGCCACCTGATTGACGCTTGTCCTAACCAACGTGTTCACCTGGTGGTTGGCCACGGCTGTGAGCTGCCCTCCGGCCTGCGCTAGTTGCCGGACTGATAACGGCCCAAAATCAGCGAATTGCAAACGACCCTTTAGACGTTTCGCCATTTGTGGCCCTGAATCACCTGCTAAGAACCCAGACTGCACAGTTTTGGTGAACAGCTCAGCTTGAGATTCAGCGATCCCCCTAAACGCTTTCGATACGGTTGAGCCATTCGGCAACGTGATCTGAGCCCCCTGCGTTGCTGTCAGCCTGAATGTTGCCGGTGATGGCCCCACGGCTTCCAGCAGGTCATCAGACAAAACGTTCAGCCCGATCTCAATTGGGTCCGTCATCACGACAGCACGGGCGAACGCTGGATCGATTTGCAGCGCTCTGACTTGATCAGCCAGCCGCTCTGGCACCATCTCCAGCAGCTGCGCCCTGATGAACTGCTCCTCGAATACGGCCAGGCCCTGCAGCTCACCTGCCAGCAACGCGGAGCTTTCGCCAGCCCAGTTGTCGAGGCTTTCCCGTAGCTGCCTGACGATCTCCCTAAGACGTGTCTGACGGTCAAATGCTCGCTCATCTTCGACCAGGATCTGCAGCTCCGCGACAGCCTGCAAAATCAATCGGTTGTAAGCAATCGCGATCTGTTTTGCCTCAGCATTGCTGAACCTGTTCAGATCGACGGCATGACGATAGAACTCCGACGGGGTGCTCATTCCTGTAAGCCACCGGCAGCCGTTGCCTCCAGCTCTTCTTCAAGGTCGAACGAATCACCGAGCACTTCACCGGCCTCTAGCTGGGTCAGCATCGTCGATTGCGTGATGGTGCCTGCTAAGTAGAGCTCAAGTAACGCTTTGATTTCGCCAGGGTCCATACGAGCGCCCATGAAGTCGCGGTTGATCAATGCGCTGCCGGGTGATGCGTCGTTTAGGTAGGCAGCATGAAACCGCAGGCAGTTGTCAATCATGTCCTGCATATTTTGAGCGATCACCATCATCGTGGAATCGCCTTGGCTGCGATCGATGCGTTTCGACTCGGCTGTCTCGGCTGAAAGCTTTTGGCCCAGCACACTGGCCAGGCCCAGCTCATTGATCTGTTTTTCGATCTGATCCAGCCGCTGAAACAATGCGCTGAAGCTGGCTCCACCCGGCTCGATGTATTGGGCTGATGCGCCCTCAGGTAGCGCAAGCGCTTCATTTGGCCCGGCGCTTATCTCCTCTGCTGATTGCGGGAATCCAAAAATCGCCAGCATTGGCACTGCCGCGACGTGCAGAATATTGTCTAAATCTGATTGAACTTGATATGCCTTGATGTTTAATTCACCGATGTCTTCCATCGGTGGCTTTGACTGTAGATAATTGACGCGGTTGCTGTATGCAACTGCGAACGGTATTTCGTTTAAGCTTGTTTTACCTTCCTCAAACAATGTGTAGTCTTTCTTTTCATCTTGCCTGAAAAGTTCATAACCGCCTGGCGTCAATACTCTGACTTGGCTGACTATTTTTTCGCCGTATTCTCCATCAGGCTCGGTTACCTGTTCTTTTAGCCTGAGCTGAACAAGCCGAGGCTTACCATCTTGCATTTCAGTACGCCAGCCCAAAATGTCCCTTGGCGTGTAAGCGCACCAATACGGTCTGCCGTTGCCATCTGTTGGCGCATCAACCAAAACGCCCACATGCCCATAACGGATCGCCTTACGGGCTGTTTCATACACCCAGGTGTTCAAATCATTGCCCTGGCGATCAATGTCAAACAGATCCTCACGTATGCTGTCTGAAATGTCATTCAGTTTTACCGGCTTCCGGGTAAGCATCCCAGCCAGTAGCCGCTCAAGCCTGACGTAATACGGTTGCAGCGTGCTACGCAGCAATCTGTTCTGATAGGCATCATCAGTCTCCCGAGGCTCTTGAGGCAGGTACTTACGGCCTTCTTTCCTGATGCCATAGGTGCCCGTCAGCAGGCATTCGATCAGCTCCCAGTGTGGTTCCTGATCGATCCATGCCTGATTCGGGTC